GGCCGACCCGAATTTCGGGGTCGATGCGTATTGTGCCGAGGTTGACATTTTTTACTCCTTAAATTAGTGCAATTGAAAAAGAATTCATCGTTGGCGCTGCTGCTGGCCCTTGATACTGCGTTACAAAACCTTGCGCTCCACCGCTAACAGATGTCCAAGTAGGCGCTGAACCAGACCCAGACGAAGTTAGCAGTTGACCGTTAGTGCCATAAGATGGGGAAGAACCCACACCTACCGCGCCGTTTGCGGCTAACGTAACAGAGGGCGTTGTTCCGTTGATTTGAAGTTGTAGTGTGCCATCAGTATTGCCGGTGCTAACTAGCGCCGTGCCTGATGTTATACCTGCTGCAATAGTACTCATGTTTTACCCCAGTGCGTTAATTTTTGCTGTCAATACTTGCAACTCTACAAGCAATTGTTCTTTTGTTAGGGCAGGCTTAATTGGCTCAACATAAGCCGCCGCCCGAGCTTCTAACTCGGAAATTTCTTCAGCCGTTAAATCAACTTGCGTGATTTCACCGGTACTTACGTTACATACTGTTCTGTGCATGATAATTCCTTAGATATAGGCAATGTTAATTTCGCCACCATCAAACGTGTTAATGCCGTCTCTAGTACTAATTCTTAATTGAGTAAGTTCGGCTGATAATGATTTTTCACCGGCATTCCAAAACATATTACCAGCGCCCGCCCCTGATCCAGACATCATGCCTGTTGCAACCCACTTATATGTAGAGGCATTTTCAAGTGTAAATACAACTGATCCAGAAAGTACTTCGTCAGCTATAAGTGAGCAAATAATAAATCCTGTAGTCGAACTTGTCTGGCCAAGAGTAGGGTTGATGTATGAAACTCCTGATGATAGATAGCCGGTAGTTTCTATTCCACCAGAATCACCGAGTTGTATTTGTTTAGGATTTGTTCCGTTTGTGGAAACTATTGAAAAGTTCACAATTATCTGTTTGGTTCCAGCAGGAATCCCAGTAAAGTCAAATGAAGTGCCGGAGGTTGTGGCAACTGGGGTTCCAAGAGTAAATCCAGAAGACACAGTTGCCCAAGACGGAGCCGAAACACCATTACTTCGCAACAGTTGCCCAGAAGTTCCAGCCGCAGAAAAACCTGTTGCTCCAGCACCAGATTGATACGGAACAGCGCCAGCCACACCGCCGGTCAAGTTTGTTGCCGTAGTTGCAGAAGATGCAGTTCCGCTGGCTGTCGTTAAAACAGTGCCGCTTGTTGCAGGCAAAGTCAGGACTGTGGAGCCAGACACCGCTGGTGCTTGTAGTGTTACAGAACCTGATGTGTCGCCTGAGATTACTAATGAACTCATGTTTTTTCCTTAAATAACAGCCCAGCGCTGACCAGAAGTAACTGTAACAGCATAGCCGCTTGAAATTGTGATCGGTCCTACTGAAAACCCGTTTGTTCCGGCTGCAATTGTATAGTTGACGGATATTACATCGTTATTAATAATGATGCCACCACCAGCACCTGAAACACTGCCACCAGAACTAGTCCATGACAAGACACCAGAGCCGTCTGTTGCCAAAACTTGATTGGCCGAGCCATCGTTATCTGGAAGCGTAAGAGTTACGTTTGTTGCGAGGGCGGCTGGCGCTTGAAGGGCAATGTAATTGGTTCCGTTATCAGTATCTTCAAATAAACGAATAGCAGCGCCAGAAGCCGATGTGCCCTCAACAGAAATAACTCCAGAGAACACGCTTGAAGAAATATTGACAAAATCACTACCATTCCAAGCAACTAAAGCCTTAGTGCCAGAAGAAACAGTAACGCCAGTCGTTGGGCCAGAGCCGCGAATAACGATAGAGCCAGTACCAGCATTAATAACAATATAGGCTTTGCTCTGGGCGGGGGCTGTAATATTACGTGTTGTCGCGCCGTTACTGGCTGTCCACAAAATGACCGCGCTCCGTGCTTGGTTAGCCGCGCCGTTGGTTGTGGAAAGAGTTACATCCGCATTGGCAGAAAGTGTCGTTGTCCCCGCAACCGCCGAATCAATAAGACTTGTAATTGCGTCATTGACCGCAGCGCCCCAAGTACCTTGCAGGTCACCAGTAGTTGGCAGCGCAAGGCCAAGAAGTGGGGAGAAGTTGGTTGTTGCCATTTCTTATCCTTAGAGAACGAGCCAGCGCTGACCGCTACCAACCGTAAACGATGAGCCGGAACTTATAGTCACTGGGCCTACTGACATGCCACTTTTACCTGTTGTCATAGTGTATGTGCCTGTTAACGTTGTGTAATTTTCTACCACTACGCCATTGCCGTTAGCAAATGTTGCAAATTCTGCGGGGTAGGTTACAAAAACGTCTTTATCACCAGCAGAAAAATTTAACGCTGATGGCTGTGTGGCTGAACTATTGGACAAAACAGTTGTACGAGCCAACGTTGTACCAGAAGATGCGTACGTGCCAATACCCACTTCCCACTCGTTACCTGTTTGGGATGCAATGGTGTAACAGGTTGTGTTGGTATTACCAATTACGGCAAAAGATTGAAACCCTGTGGATGCACCAAGCAGAGTCACCGTCCCCGTACCAGTCGTGCTAGTGGTTTCTTTTACTCGATCTGCTATTACAAAGGCCATCTTTAATCCTTACACCGTCATTGCGACATTTTGCCAGTTTGGCGTCTCGCTGTCATCAATTGTTGTCCAATAAAAATAATCCACCGTACCAACCTGACCTCTTGCCGATACACCAGATATTGCCACAGTTATTACAGCCAGCGGAGTACTCACTAAACCGGTCGCCACTACCCCATCTTCAGTTGGGTTGTTAGTCTCAGTGACATCCCCCACCGCGCCAGCGGCTTGAACACCGGAAATGTCAAAACCTTTTCCAAAACCTACTGTACCAACCTCACCCGATGCTTGAACTCCTGTAATCGCTACCGTAACAACTACGGTATAGACTACCGTACCCACCGCGCCAGAAGCCTGAACCCCCGTAATGGCGACAACAGTCGTCCGCCCCGCAAGGGAGGCAAACGGTGCTTCAGCGAATGCGGAGATTCCAAACATGGCTACTCTAGCGGGTTACCCCGCCAGTCCTATTAGGTTGTAGCCAAGCGGATCAACGCAGTCGTTGTGGTATTAGCTGGCATCGTCAACGTAAACGTACCAGCCGTGATTGTTTGCGACCCAAATGTGTGAACACTAATTGCCTTGTTTGATTGTGTAGAGTTGTAAATTAACACTGCATCAAATGCGGTAGTCAACGTTACGGCGGTGTAGGTAATTGAAGCCGACGGGGTAAAGAACGCCACGCCAGCAGTTGCCGAAGCGTTAGTCGAAGTTGGAGCCGTAGCGTTTGTTACCGTCACCCCACCAGCCGTATAGCCAGTACCCGACACTTCACCTGTTACCGTGTACACAGTGGAAGCGGCATTCATTGTTGCTGATGCCAAGTACAAAGCAGCTTTGAGTGTATCTGTAGTTGGTGAAGTTAAACTGGTGCGCGAAACAAGCGTTGCAGTGCCAAGTTGATGCTCACCAAGCATAAGCTGGCTCATAAACGAGGTGCACATTGATTGCGTATTTGCCATGATAGTTCCTTAAAAAGATGCCACTGAACTTGTGAGCGTTACTGTTTTCTTCAATTGAACATGCGCCGAACGGTGGACAAGTTCTCCCTCTAGCCAATACTCGACCCAAGTTGTGTACTCATGGTCATTATCGAGTAAACCCTCTTTTTTCTCAAGTAGAGTCTCGTCCATTTCGCCTTTTGTTGTAGTTACAAGTGCCATGTTTTTTCCTATACAAGTCTAATGAGTGCGGACGTGCTGGTGTTAGCAGGCATCGTTACGGTGAAAGTGCCAGTTGACGTTACGTTATTCCCAAAGTCCAAAACGCAGACCGCGCCGGTTGCACCGGCCTTATAGATCAAAGCCCCACGAGCAGTGATTGCACCAGTCCAAGACGGGTTTGAGAAATTAACAAAGATGGTGCTGCCGCTTGGGTCAAGTGCAGTACTGACCGTGGCAGCTACTATCGACCCTCCAGCTACATAATTGCCGCCTGAAGCCTCACCGTCAGTAGTGTACGCCGTTGTCAGTTGGTTCAATGTAGCCGAGTTTGTGTACAGCGCCAAACGAAACGTATCCGTTGCAAAGTTCAACGTCCCGTTGATCAGCCCAGTGCGCAACGTATTGCAGGAGAAGTTACCTGTAAAAGCCATCAGGTCACCGCCTGTCTATATTGACCAGAACGATACGCATCCTGTCTCTCCATGCCATCACCAAGGCGTTTAGCTTGTGCAAGGGCTTCTTTGTACTTACCATCGTAAATAGCAAGGAGGTCTGTCTCACCCTTCATGTAGGTGTACGCCTCAACCAGTGAGCCATATAAGAGCACCGTGTCAAAGTTATCCCCCAACCATGAAGTGCCGTTTGCGTTATCCACTGTAGCTACAGAAACAGAAAACCCAGTCCCTGTGCCACCAATATTGGCTGCTGCTGCCGACAGCGCATCGCCTACTTTATATAAACACCCGCCGTTACGAAGAGCAACCGCTGTCACAGCGCCGCCACTTACGGTGATATCCGCATAAGCCGCAGAGCCACTACCGCCAGTCAACTGCACGTTATAGTACAAACCATTGGTGTAACCAGAACCGCCTGTAGGTGCCCCTAAAGTTGAGATTACCGCTTGCACGATAGACACAGGATAGTAGTAAAAATGAAGTTCTACCGTGTACACCGCATCGGGTGTTGGGCCAAGCAAAAACGTCAACTCATTTGTAATTGCGTTACCGACAATGGCTGGGCCAAACAATGCGTAGTATTTAGGAGCGCCCACATCTGTAGTGGGATTTGGGTACGCCGCACGGATATAATTCACATCTTTGTTCAGCAAGTACTCGTAACTACCATCTGCGCCAATTACCGCCAAAGAATACGTAGCTAGGTAGTCGTTTGGAGCCTGAAGATATTTATTACCAGACTGAACGTTGCCCGTCATATTTTTACGCAAGAACGGAAACTGCACCGTGTTGTAGACACGCTGCTCTGCTTGTTGAATGAAACGGTTAATCTGTTCAGTAGCTGTTTCTGTCGATCCGTTGGAAACGGTGAACTCCGGAAAAGTATTTTCCGTGTACGACTGAATGTTGTTGAACAGTTGCGAGTAATCCATATCAAGCCATCGGGCCTCTTGCCATCACACCCTTGGTAGCCGCGCCAGTACCGCGAATCTTGATACCTGTTGTCTTTGGTTCTTTGTATGGATCACGACTGATGTTACCAACAGACATGTTTACATCATTAGCAGTCAAGCGGTTACCGCCGTCATAGCCATTATTCTTGATGTCTACACCAGACTTGCCATCCATAGTGTGGGGCGGTGCGTAGACTTTGGCATCACCAACTTCTTTACCCATTACTTTTTTGCTGAACTTGGCCATATCAAGCTCCTTTTTTATAGGTGAAAGAAGACTTCTTCTGATTCGCCACTTTGGCCAAACCACGACCCAACTGCTTCATTTGCAGATTGGTTTTGCCGCCTTTGGCTAATTTAGTCATTGGTTGACCAGGATGTAGCTTTTTCTCGTGCTTACCCACAGCAGCTTTAATCATTTTCTTGTCTTGCGCTTTATCCATCTTCATGTCTGCTTTTGCGTCATCATGTTTCATTTCAAGCTCCTAAGTTACGCTTACCGTTACTGTACCAAGTTCTACTGTTAATACCAAATTATTTGGCGTTAAAAGAGTGTCAAACCCACTTGCTCCACCAACGGGGTTGTATCCCCACTGAAAGACCCGACTACCCCCTTCTGGGTATCCAAACCCATCTTGAGCTGTGCTGTTGGTCTGCAAAATCTGTAGACCACTTTGGCCAGACACTATGTAACTCACATCAGGGCGCGGGTCACGTACTGCTTGCGGATCGTTGACTGGGTACATACCCAACTGCAACTGCGGCTGATCCGGATCCCAACATGATGGGCACACTTTGATATTGAATGGCTTTGTCTTGACAATCTGTGTCTTTAATTCCTTGAGCATGTACCTCTGCGAACATCTATCGCATTCAGCAATTGCATGTTTACCTGATGCAAATTTACTAGGCATAGAACATATTTCTTGGCACAAACCTCAGTGGAGAGGTATCGCGGTCTTCTGACTGGGCTAAGTCCCACTGCTGCTCATACTCTGCCTTTAGACCCATTACTCGCTGGGGGTCAACATTTGGCAGCTTCATGCTCAACAGATAAGCCAACCCGGCCACTATGCAGGGGATAAAGCGGAACGGAATATCTTGCACCGTCACGCCCGTACCAGCATCCTGAATGCGGCGCATGCGGTAATACACAAACATGTACTGGTCACCAGGGGCATTAGGTGTAGGCCACACGTTTATGGCAGGTAGGTTCTGCACGGTTATGGCTGCGCCAGTAGTATGCGCTGCGGCAGTCGTGTAGTTTTGCCCACGGGCACAGTTAAGTAACTGATTGTTTACAGGATCTATGTTGGGGTAGCTGATTGTTTCGTTATCAATCTTGATAAACCCAGCGGTAGTAAGTTTAGAAACATTTGACACCGTGATTGTGGTGGCTGTAGATGTAATAGTCCCGTTAAGTGTAGCCGTAGAAAGGTTTTCTTGGCCTGATTGGCGGTTGTACCAAACTTGAATTGGACGACCCTGTGCCAGCTTGTTTGGCAGACTCATGTACGTGGATTCAGAAATGCCGCTAATGTTGATGTCACTCTGGTTAGACGTGGCGTTGCTTTGGCGGATTACCATGTCTAGGAGGTTGATTGTGTCTGTAGGCATGGGGTAGATAGCCTGACCCGTCACCATAGGAATCTGGCCCTGCTCTACAGTCCAGAAGTTCAAGCCACGGTTTGCCCATTCAATCGTCAACAGGTTCAAAGACCGCCGCGCTGTGCGGAAGTTATAGCCCGTGCGAAGTTCTTGACCGCAACGCTCAAACGCCTCTTCAATGAGGTCGTTCATGTCAAGATCAAAGACTGTGGTGCCGGTGGTCTTAGCCATTATCTATATCCTGCTGTTTTCTTTGCAATTGTTTTGGGTTGGGCTACGAATTGTTTCCCTTTAGCTTTGCCAGCACGTTTTGCACGTGTTGTCGCAGCGTACTCAGAAGCGCTGAGACTTTTGATCGCAGCTTTTGGAAGGTATCGCTCACCTGTGTCAGAAGATTTTTTACCACTTTTAGTTGTCCAATCTTGTTTACCCCAGTCCTTTAAAGACTGTTGCGGTTTAGCCAACCCACCACCGGCCATTTTCTTACTTGCGCAATGTGCCTTTTCTGAGAAACCTTTTGGGGCATCACAGTTTATGGACTTCTTGCGCTTTTCCGACCACTTAGTCACGATACCCGCCTCCTGCGGCTTTGTAGCGTTTGGCCATGACCTGCGCTTTTCTTGCGCTCCACTGCCCTGCACCCGTGCCAACGATTGCCGCAGCTTTTACACTGTTGAAAATACGTTTGCGTAGTTCAGGCTTGGTGTAGTTACCA